TGGGTAGAAATAATCTGCCATTACACTTTGGACACAATTTGCCATCGAATGTTCTGGCAGGATATATCTTTCTGGTTCCGCAATCTTTACATTCAAGCATCACATATCTTGGCAATGCACTATCCCCTTTAAAAATTCAAGGGCAGGTTTCCCTGCCCCTGCTTATGCGGTCTTGAATTTTACCACTTTTTTGGCCATCTTATTGCCCGCCAAATCCCGCACATTGGCAATTATCCAGATGTAATTAGTGTTTGCATCCAGATTGGATGTCGGGTCAAATGTCGCTGTCTTTTTCGCCGCTGAGTATGTTAGTGTACCCGATACCTCCGTACCATCCGATGCTTTGATTAGCGTGAAGTTATCGTTCCTGATGTCACCCTGACGTATGTCCTCGTCAAACGTTGCGGTGAGATTGCTTGATACAGCAACATCATCATCAGTATCAGCCGGATCAGTGGTTACAGTCGGGCCGGTTGTGTCGGCGCTGATTGTTCCAACATTCTCAATGTCGTACAGGTCAGCAGCGTCGTCCTTGGCATCCCAATGCGCGTGTACTTCCAGTGTAATTACACCCTCGGCCTTTGGCGCAGCGGCAAGGGAAAAGTCATTCTCGGTCATGGCGTTATATAGCGTGATTTTTTTGTACCCGCCGCCGATTACTTTGGCAAACAGCGTTACATTTGACAGATAAGCGCTGTCTTGTATCACCCCAAGATTGCCGCTTTCAGCTGACAGCTTGCCGTCCGAATATGTCGCCCACGGCATGGCCAAAGCCAGATTGTCCATGCTGGCACAGAGCAGGGGCACTGACAGCATGGCATTGATTTCGTCAACCACCTGCATACCTTTTGTTTTGCCTTTGCGTCCGTCATACTCAATTTCACGAATATTCTTTGTGACTGTGAAAGTACCACCGCCGCGTGTAGGAGCAAGCTGACGCACTCCCGTCTCGCCATAGTTGATGTAGACTATTCCATAGTCTATCTGGATGTTTTCTACCTGTTCCTGAGTTAAAGCCAAATTAATCAACTCCTTCCGAATAGTCTTGCTTCGTAGATGTATTTCCGGCGCTTGATAGCCGGGTTATCATCTCGAAGCGGTATTTTGCGTTCCAAATAGAAAGTAATCGCCAATCCTTCGGCGGTCAGCGTCTTTTTGTTGAGTGCATCATTGACGGATCCCATCAGATTTTCAAGGTCTGTAGTGTCTCCTCCGACCGGCATGTCCCAGCCATCAATATCAAGAGCGACAGTCTCAAATTCCTCTCCATCATTGGTTATCTGGATGAAATCATAGGTGAGATAGGGGAATTGAGCATCGTCCGGCGCCTCCTGGAAATAGACACGAGGATGGATAGACTTCAGATATGGATGCAGCAGTTTACGTAGATTCTTCATCCCCGATCTCCTCCTCTTCGTCTATTAGTCCCAGCGCCTTGTTCTCGTCCTCGATGGCGGATAGATACTGCCCCTCGATCCTGCGAATGTCGTCAATGTGCTTGAAAGTAGTTTCCCGGACAATTCCCTTCTTCGGCATACCTTTTGCGCCCAACTCCTGGTTGACGCCATACCAGGTATCATGTTTCACACCGACTTGCAAGTCGCATTCCTGCTTGCGTACCCAGTATTGGGTGCTGTTGTAGATACGCCGATGTCGCTTCATACCGGGAAGTTTCTTCAATTCTTCAATCATCCTTTTCCGGAGTAGTTTTGCCACATCCTTTAAGGCCGCCCGGGTGAGTTCACGGATGGTATAATTGGCACGGTCAACGCTTGAGATGAACTCAATACCATCTTTCTTTATTTTTGTGACAGATTTAGGCATTGGCACGGTTGACCACCCCCTGGCAGACAAGCTCCGTCAATTCACCATCCTTGTCATAGGTGCGGATGATTGAATATTCTTTGTCGTTGTACTTCAGCCGGGATTCTCCGTTGTACTCAATGGTCCTTACCACGAACATGAGTTCGGGACGAAGGCCAGTCGTCGCTGCCTGGTAGAACTCTGACTGCCGGACAGACTGCTTGTCCGCGAAAACCTGTCGCTCGGTGGGTACTTCAATGGTGTCGCCAAGCTCGTTTTCGGTGGTGGTGTAACTGATTAACTTAATAACGTCCCTAAAAAGCATTTATTCCGCCACCTTTGTGTATTCCTGGGACAGCGCCAGGTGCCGTTTCAGCATTTCGTATGACTGTTGTAGTTTCTCACTATCCGGGTTGTTCCAGCCGAAATAGGCCTTGACGTAGACTGTGATTGCCCGTTTTATGAGCGGGTCATTGTCGTCATTGGCCTTTGCAGGGAGAATGCCGGCAAGCATGAGATCGGCCCTCGCGGAGGCTATAAGGTCGGCAATTTCACTATCAAATGCCGTGTTGTTTGTGCTGATGCGTAGGGTTGTCTTGATGTCGAGTATAGACATCGATTATCACCTGCCTTGTAAAACAAGGGAGGGGCAAAGCCCTCCCTATTAAGTTCCGATCGGCGGCGCTGCCTTCAGCTTGACGAGCACGACGCCATTCGGATCGGCCAGCTTTCCGTCAGCGATCATGGTTGCCTTGTGGATCCACTCGTCGGTGTTTTCATCGAAGTATTTGCGGAATGTGATTGCCATGTTGCTGTTCACCATGTAGTCCTCAAGGCGGACTAGGATTGCCACCACGTCACCGGCCGTCGCCGTGTCAATCGAGGGCAACAGGTCGGTCGGAATCACCTCGCGGCCCAGGAACCGCTCCTGAATCGTGCCGTCCAGGCCGTAGGTCACGCGGGCGACGGGCTGGCTGTTGATGTCCACCATGCCGACGATGTGCGTATTCCAGTCGGCGTCGTTCATGATCAGCACCACGCCGGACCGGTAGGCGCGCGGCACCTTGCCCATGAGAGTGGCCCAGGTCTTGTACTTGCTGAAGTCGGCGGCCAGCACTTCGACGACTTGGGCGGCCGGGATGCTGGTGTTCTTGATGATACCGAGGGGCTGACCCCCACCGGAACCGGAAATGATAGCCTCGTCAAGAGCTTCAACCATCGCTTCGGCGATATTGTCCGAAATTGTGGACTCGAAAATAGGCAGGGCAACAGTTCCAGCCACAAGCTCAACGGCAACGCGGACCTGCAGTTTGTGATAGCCAAACATGATGGTGCCCTTGACTTCTTTCTTCTGCTTTTCAGCCATCTGTCCCGCGGCTACCCAGGTTGCCTTGGGCTTAGCATTGGCAACAGGAATCTGCACACCGCCCTGGATTGCCGTCTTGGTGACACGATTCCAGATCTGACCGACTTCCTTCATTTTCTCCACGATACGATTCAGGATCGTGGTCGGAATGACGGCGCCGATGTCGCCGGTTCCGGTAGTCTGATCAGCCCGGAATTCCAAGGTATCCGATTTCTCTCCCCGGAGTACATAGTTCATAAAGGCCTTGCGGTACTCAACAGTGTCGTATTTGTCAACCTCTGTCACGCGGTTCTCAGGGTTCTCTCGACCGAACGTCGCCACAGTGCGGGTCTGGACAGTTCCGGTCTGGATGCCTTCGGCGATGGCCTTTCTCTTTTCAAGATCCTCCTTCTCGCTTTCAAGGTTACGAAGTTCTGCATCCAGCTTGTCCAGCTCATCCTTTTCAAGCTTCTGATCACTCTCAAGGATGGACCTGATTTCCAGCTTCCTTTCTTCGATTTCCTTCAACCTCTTTTCAAACATATTGAAACATACCTCCTCAATCGTTTTTTAGAAAAAATAGGTTTTGAATATCAGCCGCTTACGCTGTTCTTCAACGGCCTCCACCGCCTGGCGCTCGGCCTCCGCCTGCGCCTCGAAGAAGCTGCGGGCTGAAATGTATGTGTCCTGATATGCCGGGGTATCCACCGCCGACACATCAAAGATCCGTTTGAACCTTAGTATCTTGCGCGTGTGTGTCTCTTTGTCGTAGACATCTTCAGTAACCATAAAAGCAAAGGACATCTTATCGATGTCCCCGCGCTTTATCAATTCATATAGGTCACGGCCCGCCGTTGTGTTTGCGAGTTTCGCTCTAATTAACAGTCCCTTTTCGTCAGGTATAAGCTCCAGGGTCCTATTCCGGGTCCTGGCCATCACCATGACAGAATCAGAATGATTATACTTGAAAGGCACATCTTTAAGGTCAGCTCCGTCAAGCGCTCCGCGCTGAATAACCTCATAGTATTTGACGCCATTGCGTTCATACATTATGGTTGGACTATCGTAAACAATCGCCCGGCCTTCAACAATCATTTCATTGTTGTCGCCTATAGGTTCAAGGACCCTTATTTCGGCCAGGCGAACTTCCTTTTTAGCTGCCTGCATCTTTCTTTCTCCCTCCTCAAATTGGACCAAACAAATTTTGTACCTCTGCTTTCTGTCGGGGTATTCTTCGACCATCACTTCATCGGCCATGCAGCGCTCGATAAATTCATCTTTGCTCTCGCCCTTCTTGGGTGTCGGTATTGGCATTATTATCACCGTCCTGGCTCTGTTTATCCTGTTGGTTCTGCTGATTATCGTCTTGATCTGCCTGATTATCTGTTTCATCCGTCGGCCTGGTGTCAAGCCTGCGAATAGGTTTATCGCCGCCGTCGATGGGAGCAAGGTTGAACACCTCGCGCCACTCGTTAGGCGTCATAGCGCCCCGGTCCACCAAAGCAACAAGCGCCAGCTTCGTACTGACACTTGCATACTGGAGCCTATTAGCTTCAAAAATTATCTCGTTCCCGAATCCTCGTTCTCGTTCTGTAAAAAGCTTGCTCGTAAATTCCAGGCTCATCTGTGTTGCTATTGGTTCGATTGTAGATTCATAGAATGCGTTCCACTCGTTTTCCGTATAGTTGCCCATGACAATCTTTTCATTGACGCCGAAATAGCGGAATACGGCGTCCCGGAGTTCCTTCATCTGCGCCGCATTCACCATTTTAGGCTCGATATCAACCGGGATATATTCCGCTTTACTATCCAAGGCCGCAATACCCCCGGTATTCTGCATCGTCAGGTATTCTGAAACAAATCGGTCTCGGTTTTCTTTGATATCCTCCGGTTTCAACATACCCTGGAACTTTAGGATCCCCCGGATATGTGCCGATGTTTTGACGGCTTGAGCTAAGCCCTCGTTTGTCGTATGTATAGCGCTCAGCACTGAATTGATAGGGTCATTGGGTTCGCCTAACAGGTCATTGTTGTAATAGTGCCGGCGCAAGTGAATAACCTCGGAATATGGCAAAACTACTTGCCCACCGTCAAAGAAATAGAATTTGACATAGATGGTTTTGCTCTCATCCTCCAAAAATTCCGCCATCGTACAGTTGATAGGCCAGATCGCTACCAGGTTAAAGCCATCCCAAACTGGATATGCCCATGCGTTGTTTTCAATCATCAGGGTGGTGATGAGCCGGTATAGAAAATCATAAGCGTTCATATTCGGGTTCGGGCGGACCGTCAGTAATCTTTCAATCTGTCTGCCAACTGGAACAATTTTCCCGTCAACCCGGCGGATATGTTTTGCCCGGAGCTTTGCGGCATTTCTGGCTATGGCGTCTACAGCCGCGCGAACGACATCGGCTGCATAAGGCTTTCCCTGCCACGGTGTGAATACCGGAGTGTATCCGGACAGCATGCGCAGTTGCGAAAGAGTTTTTCGGGATCCGATAGCCCCAAAAATCTTCTGAAACAAGTTTCTTCTCTCCATCATAATCACCACCCTATCAGGTTTTTGTAGTCCTGCATGTTGTTGAACAACACAGTATAAGCGATTAATAAAGAAACAGCGCCGTCTATGCGCTGTCTGCTGCTCTGACCCTTGACAGGCCGGATATTGTCGTTGTCGTCACGCTTCACATTAGTATTGGTCAGGCACCATTTCAGGATCGGGTTGTTGTTATAGTTGATCCGCTTAGCGCATAGGTCAGCCCCCATCTCCTTCATGGGTTGACTTAATGTTTTGGCACCCTGCCGGACCTCAATCATTGTGAAACCCATGCCTTTCATTTCCTCGATCCAGTATTGACTGTTCCATGGATCATACCCTATCCAGAAAGGTATGATGCCGTATTCCTGGTACATTTTCATAAACCAGGCCGTCACATCCGAATAGTTGACCTTGTTCCCCGGACAAAGGGTCAGCAGGCCGCGTTTAGCCCATTTGTCATATGGAATTTTGTCCTCTTTCACTCTTTGCTCAACAAGATCCTCCGGCAGGAAATATTGCTGGATGACATATTTCTTCTCGCCGCCAGGCTTCATTATGAGAAGCGTTGAACAGCTCAAGTCTGTTGTGCTGGAAAGGTCTGCTGCACCTATCGCATAGCAGTCCCTAAAATCTTCTATGTCGAAGGTTTCATCGTTGTCAATTTGGTCGAAAGTCAGCCAGGCGCCAGCAGTTGTCTCTCTGATGTTGAAATCTTTCGTCAATACCGTTGGTAAAAAATTCGGATCATTCTTTGCCCTTTCAACATTGGCGGCAAGTTCATCATATGACTTGATGATACCAAGTCCTGGGTTTGCTTTTTCCCACACCCTGAAATCTGTCCATTCGGACCGCTCGTCAAGCTCGTATATGAAAGCCAGGAATCTCTCGTCCTCGACTACACCGTCAAGAACCCGGCAAGCGTAATCATAGATGTCATCATATATGCACTCGCGGACAAATCCGGTGGTCGTGATCATCGCAAGCAAAGGTTGCGTCCTGGCAGTCATGGACTGCTTCATGACATCGTATAAGTTGCGGTCCTTGATGGCGTGGAGCTCATCTATGATGA